ACAAGCGGAAAGCCAACTCTTTGAGAGTGTGATTGATAAGGTTGGGGAGGAGCAAACTAAGGCTGGAAGCCAAGAGTCCTTAAACCGTGACGAACTTATCACCGCTATGGCTCTTTCAAGAGGCAAACATTTTGTTCTTAATGACGCTGTAAAGAAAGACATAATGAGTGGTAAGGCTATGACTCAGTTCAGCGTTGCTGAAGGCGGCAAGGATAGTCGTGCTGGTGGCAGAATCTACGACTACGCCAGCGATGCGTTCAGAAAGACCTTTATCGGCAAGTACTATAACGACAACAAGGATACGCTTCCTCAGGGAATGACAATTCAACTAGGCAAAACTCATCATCAAATTGGAGACCCTAAATTTGGATTCAGTCTCTCTATTAATCAAAGCCTAATGGAAGGCAAATATGATAAGCAGATTGCTCACATCGTTGTTAATGTTGATGGGGAAAATGCTTATGTATCTACTACAAATGTTGCTCCTGAAATGCGTGGCAACAAACTTAACAATGTATTGATGTCGGAACTTGCTGAGCGTGTTCGTTCTATGGGTGTTAAATATCTTGACGGAGTTATTGTTGACCCTGTTCAAAGACCTTACCACGCCCGTATGCGTACTATTGGTAACGCTGAGACGATTTCTGGAGGTTACTACGATACAGTAAGAAGCACACTCGACCCTACGGCTTACTACAGCGTCAATGAAAAAGATTCTGTCATTCCAAAGCCAAGAGGAACAGTTGCACTAAAGGAAGGATTTGTCAGGGTTTACCATCAAACAAATAAGGAAAACTTAGAATCAATAAGAACAGGAGGACTTCGTGTTGATAAGTCGAGACCTTCTTCTGAATCAAGAGGTGTTTCAGTTTCTGAAACTCCTTTTTATGGAAATAATCCTAACCTTGTAACCATAGAACTACAGATTCCGAAGTCTCAATTGGACAAGGCAAATGGCTCTGCTCTTCAATCAGATGTTCCTGCCTCTTCCATAATTGACATACACGAACCTTGGCACGAAAGAGCAAGATATATTGAAAAAAACAAGGATGTTATTTCTGATATATTAAAAGGTGAGCACGACGATTTATTGAGCGACCCAGAAATGGGCAACGCTATAAAATATATAAAAAATAAATACAACAGCAAGGGGGCTAATTACAGCGTCAACGAGCAGGACTCTGGCGGCAGAAAGTACGACCAGAATAGCCTTAAATGGAAGAAGGGATTCATCGGACGCTATGCGGCTGAGAACCCTGAGATATCTAAAGAACTTAAACTTACATTTGAAACCGAAAAGGCTAGTGCAAGCAGAGGTATGGCTGTGATGGCTGGAAGGGTTGCGGGTAAGAGCACACACAACCACTACCTTCAGATTACTGAGGCTGGTAAAGAGGTTGGTCACATCACTTGGAAGACCCAGATTGGTGCAAAAGATGGCAGGAAGATTTTCTCTGACCCTAGCGTCAGCGTTGAACCCGCATATCAAGGCAAGAAGTACCAGCACCTGCTGTACTCTGAGGCCGCTGAAAGAGCCAGAGCAATGGGTGCTACGGACTTCTTCCAGCGTATTGAAAACGACCTTGGCCTTCCGCTTAAGTCGCAGGTCAAGACCTTTGGTGAGAACTATTCTAAACTTCTAGACCAGTACACGGGTCAATATATGCCAGCCACTATGGAGAACTTCAATAAATTGAAGTACCCTGAGATGGAAATTCACAACACCGAGGCTGATGGCACGGTCAACATCGAGAAGCACAAGGGCAAGGAACTCTGGGTATACGCTTGGAGCAAGATTCAATCTGACAAGTGGTACTCCATCAGCGAGCAGGACGCTCTTGTCCTTCGCAAGTCTGAGGATATGCCTTGGTTCAAGAAGGCGATGGATGCTACACACGGCTTCGTCAGATATGCTACGGCTGAAGACCTGAACAATATCAGAGGTCTTCACGCTATCAGCCACGGCCCTGACACCCTGTCTGGCACGGACATCAATACGGTGGGCGGCGAGCGTGTCCTTGAGGGTGCTGGCGGTATGCCTTATCCAATGCTTCAGGCTGAAAGAGGAAACGATGCTATCTGGGCTTCTCAGGGCGAAGGCTTCGTTGACATAGTCAACAGGGCTGTTCAGGCTAATAAGGACGACCCGAACATCAACAGAAGAGAAGCAATTATGCCTCTTGTGTTCACTAAGTTCGACAAGGTTCGTGCGTCCGTCCAAGGCTCTGAGGCTTATTACAACCTGTTCAATATCCTGAAGCGTGGCAATATCATCCCTGAACAGCAACTGCGTCTTGCAATGCTTGAGGCTGTCGAGAAGGTGACAAGAAACACGGATAAGGAGACCAAGGAAGTCATCATAAAGAACAAGCAGACAGATGCTCTCAGACAGATTGTCAAAGACAACAAGATGAACTGGGATGCGATGCTTGCTCAGGTGATGCTCACCCTTGACGACAAGAGCGTTCAGAACTTCGGCACAAGACCGTATATGCTGGACGACTTTATGGGTGCTGTCTGGGAGCGTACAATGGACAAACTCAGCGACAAGAAGAAGCAGGAGGTTATGCGATTCTTCCCTGAGTGGGATACTTCTCAGAGCGTGAACGCTTTCACCCTCGCTAACTTCAAGAACACGATGGGCAAGACGCTTGCGGACAGCCTTACGAAAGGACTGAAGTCAGGAGATGTCTACGCCATCATCAAGTTCAGCGACCTCGTTGAGCCTACCAAGTCAGGCCATAGGTCTTACGACACGGGTGTCGTCCAGAAAAATGGACAGAGACCTGAGATGCTACTTCTGAAGAAGCCTATCAATGTGATGGACTTGCACGAAACATCCGTCTCTGCGGCATCTGGTCAGCGTAAACTGTCAGACCTTCCTCCTAATGTTCAGACAAACCTGCTTGGTATGAATACCAACCCTTATGGAAGAACTATCACGAAGGGTGTTGGTCAGGTAGATTTCAGAGACATTATGGCTAATATGAGCGTGAAGGAAAAGTTCACGGAGAAAGTCGCACCAAGTGGAAAGGTATTACAGGCCATCAACGGCTACATCATTATGATGCAGGGAGATAAGTTCAAAGTGTACAACTCGCAGAAAGTTCAGGTCGGTATCTACGCTAACGAAGCCGAAGCCAAAAAGCGTGTACTGAGGGACAGACGATGAGCCAAGACCCACAATCATTCGATGTCATCGCAGAACAATTCAAGAAGACAGGTTGGCTGTTTGCTATACTTGGCGGTCTTGGGATGCTTGCTAGGCTTATTCTTACTGACGAAAAGTACGAGATTATGCGATGGTCTAGGATGGTTCTGGCTGGTGCTATCGTTGGGGTGGTCTGCTACTTCGCCCTTTATGGGGCTAACATAGACCCTTTCTACAAGAGCGTCCTGTGCAGTATTTCTGGCTCTATTGCTCCAGAGATATTCAACTGGGCGAAACGCAAATTTCTTGAAAAGACTAAATGAGTTTACAAAGCCTATCAATATTCCTTGTGTTTGTAACCTTGGCTGGTTGCACCACATCACCTCAACCTACACCCCTCCCATCCGTTGAAACGAAAAACCCAGAAAAAGACAAGTACATCGAAAAGGTCGAGTCTATTGTCTCTGATTCCGCTTCTGCCCTTACTGCTGTCGTTCCTAACCTCGCTCAAGGAAATGTACGAGGACTTGTCGAAGCCCAAGTAACCCGTCTAGGAGGCGTTTCTAAGCCCTCCGTAGCCAAGGTCGAGGAGTACACCCGTATCCTAAAGGAAAACGACTCCAAGGCCGTTCAGAAGGACAAGGATGAGGCTTCTAAAGTAGATGCAGAAACGACCCAGTTGTACGCTATGGTAGAGCAGAAAGACTTTGAGTTGGCTGAGGCTCACGCTAGGGCAGATGCTGAATTTAAACAAAAGGTGCTCTGGCAGTTCAGCACCGCTGGCCTAGGACTGTTTGTGGCTGGAGTCCTGTGTACTGCCTTTACACCCTTTAAACGGTCTGGGGTTATCGTGATGGGCGGCGGTGCATTGGCAATGGCATCCTTATGGATTTTTGATAGCCAATGGTTTACTTGGATTGTCGGCACAAGCCTTGCAGTTGTAGCAACAGGGCTTCTTGTTGTCTTCGCAAAGACGGTCAAAAATCGCAACAAAGACCACAGCATCAACAATAAAGCAGATGCAAGCGAGACCAAAGAGTAATCTCATTTCCAGAATTCGTCTGGGATGATGTCAATGAAGAGCGGTGCGTTCTCGCCCTGATATGTACTGATGAGGTTCACATTCATATACTCCTCAGCGGAATCAAAGTCCATCAGGTCTTGCTCCATTAGTTGAGCAATAATCTTCTCCGTAGAGTACACAGCCCTGTAGCCGTCAGGCCCATTTGCTACGCCATAAAAGGCGTGTGCAAGGTTTGTTGCTGGGACGATTTTTTCGTCAAAGTCTAGAAGGAATTTATTCAGTTTTTCGTTATCGGTGGTCATAGGATTATTTAGAAAGGATTCGGTAATGAGGAATAGGGCGAGTGACCATACCAGACTTCACCCGATACATACGGGTTTCAAGAAGATTATTCTTGAGAGCAACAGCAAGTTTACGGGAAGCGATAGGCTCAGAAAGATTCCAGAGTTTCTGGATTTCCCTGCGTGTGTAAAAACCCTTTTCTGGCTTTTCGCATACTGCTTTCCCAAACAGTTTCTCCATAGCCTTGAGGTCTTTGTTGTTCATAGTCCTTTGATAGAGTAGATGAATTCTTTTCCCACACGGTGGGCTTGCCAGACCTTCCAGTCGTTGCCTTGGGTGAACCCGTAAGTCCAGCCTGACCCCCATTTACTGGTGGCTAGGCGATTCTTAGCGTAGTCAGGGGATTTTTCGCATAGGCATCCACCAGAGAAACCAACAGCACCCATATGCTTTTTAGCGTTGACCTGTTGAATAGAGTGCAAGTGACCCATAATTACAGCACCTTGAGGTTCGGCGTAATGGATTGCGTGTTCCTCCACGGCACGGACACCGCAGGTATATCCGTGTACAAAAGCAATTTTCCCTAGCCTGTGTACGCCTTCCTCAGCGTGGTAATCGTAAATCTTTTTGCACCCGTTCTTTTTGAGGTGACTGCGGATGTCGCTCTTGAGGTCGTGGCAGTAGTCCACCATCATACCGCTGGTAGAGCCGTTGATGATTTGGTCTAACCTGTCATCGTGGTTTCCGTTTAAAAATACCGAGGGTTGGATGCGGCTGATGAATTCCTTGCCAGCCTTTACATCGGCGACTAGCGACTCATCTTCTTCTTTTCTTCCAGCACCTCTGCGGATGCTACGGAAGTCAAAGTTATCTCCTAGGTGAATAATCTCTAGGTTGTCATTGCCTTTGCCGAACCACTTCAAGAACTTGTAGAAATGCTTGGCAACTTCGGTATCGATATGGTCACCGTGGTTGTCTCCCACAGCCACAAACTTAATTAGTTTGCTCATTGGAAATATCAAATGTGTCGTTACGCAAGACCTTAAACTGGTCTGTACGCATATGACGGATGACACCATCCTTCTCAAATACAATAGCAAAGATATCGTTAGACCAAGTACCACCATCCCGTACATACATCAGCCAGCCATAGCCGATGTCGGTACTTACTGGGATGGGATTGCGAAATTCGTGAATCATTTGTCAAGTTCCTCGTCTAGTTTTTGGTCAAGGTATTTGCAGTTGTTTTTCAGCCGCTCAACCTCGGCCTTGAGGTAGGCGTTCTCGCTCTGAAGGCCACCAATCTGGTTAAGGTCGTGGATGTGTTCGTGCTTAAGACGCTGGTTTTCATCAGCCAAAGCACGGCACTCAATGCCTAGGTTGAGTACGCTTTTTGTGAGGCTAGTCTTGATTGAGTCATCAAAACTATGTTCGTAAAAGACTACGGATGGAGTGTCCATTTGTTCAGAGGTTTTGCAAACAATGCAGTCCAGCGTTTAACATTTTGTTCATTAAGTTCCGCTGATTTTTTATGCAATTTTTTATGATAAAATCTTGTCCAGCCATCAAAGGTGTTTACAGGTTCTTTGCCTGTAGAACGAACTCCTTTAATCATAGAACGAATGTTAGTCATTGAACTTTGTATCCGATGTTTTCGATTTCTGAGTTAGCCAGTTCAAGGTAGGTCTTAACCTTGCCCCACCTGTCGGTAGCAAAGATAAGCGTTTCCCATCCTAGGTCAGACTCGACTACATACTTGTGTCCCTTAAGCGGTGGGTCTAAGTGAAAGAGGGTAGCCTCTCCACGGAACTTGCCTAGGTTCTTATGAATGGCCCTAGTGTAATCAGGGATAGTAGCGGTCATAGAGCCTTGGTTCGCACCCACGCTTTGATGGACTCGCTGTTTAACTGTCCGTGAACGAGATTATCGCCAGCCTCTTGGAGTTCCTTAATCTTGCAACGAGCCTCAGCCAAATCGCTGAGAATTTTTGAAGGAGGAGGACAGTTAAGCCGCTCGATAAGTTCCTTAGGGTCTAGGGCAAGAACCACAGCCGCCCCCTTGAGCGAGTTGCTCTTGAGGGTGTAGGGCTGTCCGTTTGGCTGGAAGTTGTTAGACACTTCGATGATTTCTTGGGCTTTATCCACAGGAATACTGATGTAGTTCAGTTTCTTGTTACGGTGTGCTAGTGCGTGGCGTAAGTAAGAAAGCCCGTGGGACTTAATACTGTACGCCATTCTGATTGTCTACAGCCAGCAACTTGATGAGGTCTTGCTGGTTGTACCGCTTGTACTTACCTTCAACCGTGAAGTTGTAGTAGGTCTGGCGGTGAATCTTAGTCGGCTTCAGGAGGCGAGCGATGTTACCATCCGAAAGGATGACATAGTTCGTTCCCTTGCCATAGTACTTATAGGTATTGGACATATGGGTTAGAGGTTAGAAAGGGATTTCGTCCGTGGTGTCGGCGGCAGGAGCATCGCCTTCAAAGAGACGGATGGCTTCAGCCTTGAGTGCGAGGTCTTTAGGCGAGACAACAGTCTGTTCGCCGAAGGGCTTAGGAGTCCAGACCTTGGCGAAGTAATAGAGGTCGCCGCACTTTACGCTACGGTCAGTTTCCTTCTTAGGGAGTTCAGCAAGGGGCGTACCCTTACGGTCACCGAAGGGAGCAACCATCGGGCCAGAAGCCTTAGCGGTGCTCTTTCCAGCGTTAGGGTTCGAAACGAACTTCACTCCCTTGGCAGGGTTCTCAAGCGAGACAGAACTGCCGCTCTTTGTGACACGGTCAGACTCGCCATCGTCATCCTCAGTAGCCACGCCAGCAACCGAAGCCAGAGCGTAACGGCGAAGATAAGAGATGAGTGCTCCAGCGTCTTGTCCCTTAAGTCCCTTCTCTGCGGGGACAAGAGCGTCAGCGGAGAGGTATGCACCACAGGCGTGGATGATGAGGGTACGCACACCAACTGATTCGCTGTCACCGATAGGCAACTGCACGATGGCGAGTCCGTAGGAAGCGGCGAGAGGCTTGAGGGCAAGCAAGTGAGCGGATAGGCTGGCATAGCGATTGCGGTGGAAGGGATTGGTGGAGTCAGCGTGGATATCCTTACTGGCTTCGATGAAGGCCACTAGGGATTTGAACAAGACGGCTTGGGTTTCTGGTGTGTTTTGGCTCATAGGAGAATAGTGAGAGAAGAGAGAATCGAAGTGGTTCATACAGGAAGAGTGTT